GTGGCCCAAACACTTTTCAATCAACGCGCGGATTGGTTAACCGCAAAAGAACGGTTGAAAAGTGATATACTACTTCAGGCATACACTGTAGAAACTTGTGACCCATGTAAAAATCCAATATCCTTAGCAAGATGCAAACATCTTACAAAGGCTTGTATATAAAACCATGGTTCATCAAGAACACTGTGTAAGATGCATAAGCATCTCGCCTAGGTATGGAACAAAGCATTCCATGCCCCTCCTCGGCCACCGAGGAGTATCCTGTCTCATTATCTAGAGACTCTTACGGTTACTTTAAAGTCGTAACATGACTATATGTAAAATTATGAAGTTGCAGGTATAGATGATCCGACCCAAAGATATCTATAGCGGCGGGGGGTCCGGGTATGAATAGAGAACAGGAGCTCCTACAAACATACCCAACTGGAAATCTTCAGCAATACTCACAAAAGTATCAATCCTCATATCAGAACCATCAGTGCCATCCGTAACATCCACACTAAGTTGATGCGAAAGCTCGGTTGCATTATAAAGCTCCTTGAGCCTTGCTGGACTGAAACGTTGACCATGTGTATAATACACTGTTTCGTATTCCAAACATGGATTTACTGAAACAGGCGTTACATGAGTACCTGAAATTCCCGGACGACTAGATTTTTGAATATTTTTGCGTCTTAATCCAAGAACTGCGTCATCAACTGAATATGACGCTGAATTATTACCGGTACCACCAGGATCATTACGGGTGACCCACATAGATCCCCTAAGCGTATTATGTGCATTGAGGATAGCTTTCCGTCTAATAGCCCCACGTCTACACGCATATGCAGGTGTTAAATAATTAAGCAACATCATTGAACAAAAATTATAACCTGATATGCTAGGAATGGAGTCAGTAGCGTCATCCTGCCCTCCAGCTTCCCAACCACGACTAAAAGGAAAATCTGTAATGTTATATGCAACAATACGCTTCCCCGTTCCAATAGTGTCTGGGAAGTAAGAATTGTGATACTGATACCGTCTCAACACCTCGCGAAAAGATTTGACCCTCTCACCTTGGTACACTAAGTATTCATTCTGCTCCTTAATGTAGTCATTTGCACCAAAGGTTTGAATTTCCTCTGCACAACAAGGTGCATTAGATTGATCCATGGTGCTTGCCAATGATGGGGCAATTTCAGATTGTTCCTCGAATAGAGACAAATTCTTCAAATGCTTTTCCGTTGGTGACGCAAGTGCAAAATCGTCTCCAGCTGCCACCCAAATTTGAATCTTAACATCCGCCGATGTTTTAGAAGGGGTTGCAAGCTCATTGACGACGTAGACACTAAGTGTCCCATTGCTGTAGATGGAATCAGGAGATATGGGTGAAGCATCACTATGAAGAGTAGTTGAACCCATAGTTTCAATTCCTCTCACAAATTGCCAAGCGGCTGGCTCTGCCCATTTGACTTCATATTCAAAATCCCTATTTTCAGAAATATCTATGGTAGTAGAATATACCTGATTATAGGGAACAGCTCCCCCGGGATTGGCTAAAGGGTTGTAAACAATCCTCAACCTACCGCGATGATATTCCGAACAAACAACATTAAATCTAAATTTAATACTGCCTTGCCAGAAATCAAAAGGAGTTGCAGCGTAAGCTAAAGCAGTAGAATGAATTTCTCCCACTGGAGGCGCAGATAGAAACTGACCATAACTCGGTTCTACTTTGAAAGATGTAAGTAGAGAATCTGTCACGGCACTTTCAGGCCAATCAAATTGTCTCCAAAAAGACATACGATTAGCAATAGAAGCAATAGTCATCTCATCTTGTCCACCTAAGCCCATAACTCTTGTGTCAACAGAAAGTTCATTTTTAGAATCTAAAGACAACTTGACTAAATTCTCTGCCACATCAGAATTCGCGAGATTCCCCACATAACGGGGATTATAAACACGTGCATCATCCAACTGATTAGGCCTAGAATACCCAAGAAGACGAGCTAAATCAGCAGCACCATTTGCAACCAAACTAGTAGCTTTCGCATACGGACCCAAAACTGGAACCTTAGACATACTACCAGCCACCTTTGCTAAGGCGGAGGCAGGTTTACTAATGAGACCATCAGCAGAAAATTCCCCTACTGTAGAAGTATTATCTGCTTTCAACATGACCTTTTTATTCTTTGTGGGTGCCTGCTTATCATAGGGCTTAGGAAAGCCAAACTCATCCAGATCTTCTGCCTTTACATAACCAGATTGTGCGGCAGCAGTTGTAGGAACAGCAAGTGTCACATTTTCAGCCCATGCAAACACAACAACACTAATGGGGTCAGTCCCGCCGTTTGCATGCTGGAGAATATCAAAATCATGAATAGTAATGCGACCTAAGAAATCTTCCCAGTTTGGAACAGTTATATCAACATAGTTCTCAGGCCAAATAAAAGGCAATAACATTTCGCCACCCTGCGAACTAGTAGGATCGATCAACAAATGGGGCTTTTGAGAAGCTTGAACTAAATCCTCTATAAAGAAAGCCCTATTTTTGGTCACTTGGTCTTGGTTGATATAAGGGTTATATGACATAAGTGCACGTCCGTAATAAAAAGAGTTACCATTAATTAAAACCTTAATCTTTAAGTTACATCGAAGATTGCGGTAACGATTAATCTTATCAAGAACATCACTATTGCCAAAGAAGTCCGACCAAGGATTAAACACCTGGAAGAGACGTGCTCCTCCTGGTGTCCACTGGAATTCTTGAATCTTGACCGGACGCGATAGAAACGAACCGAGTTGCGCATCCTGATACCCAGACAATTTAGTGGTTTCATCGCTATTTGCTAAGATATCATACGACCACGGCTGATCACCATCAATAAAATGTACGTTTTGTGTAGAAGTCTGTGGCATTTCCTTTGAAATAGAAGCACCAACGACTTCAGATACACTAGAATTATTAGTTTCCTCCATTGAGGAATATGTATTTACATTATTAATTTCTGTAGTAAGTAATTTAATTTCTTAGGGTATGAGCTCTACTCAAAGCGCACCCCGCAATACATTTATTTGGTCGACGAATCCTCCCATAAAAATGGGTACTGCACGAGGGCAGTGTCTACGATATGCAAGCCTGTATTATATATATAACATATAAAAACATATAAATACGGTAATCCAATACATAAAGACTATTTTAAACTTATACTACGGATAGATCCGGAGTGCGGACGAGTTTTACGTCATCCCAAGACGGAGCGAGAAATATTTACTCTTCATCAGTCAAATATTTCTCGCGAAAAAGATTCATACGCATATCATACGAAACTCCGAGTTCAGTACACATGTGAGAGACTCCAGTTCGCTGAGCAACCTCAATCATCTGCAATCTTCTCATCTCGTACATTTCACGTCCATATTGCCACCACTCTCGCAAGGCACCATCAATATTCATGGCACTTTGATCTTCAAGAGTGACAGCTTTTGAACGCAAAACAGTATGAAGTGACTTAAAAATCGATGCTTCATCCAATACGCCATGGATCAAGCCAGTTTCCTCATTATAGACATTATGTCTCTTGAGAAAATCAGCATCCGTATCGGACATGTAAGGGGTCGGTTCAGACTCCTTATCAGGCATGGTAAAAACCATATCGCGCTCCTTCAAAAATTGAGCATACGAAATATGATTAAACCAGTCATGTCCTTTACGAACTGATCCCTTCACGTCGTCGCCATACGTCATGACGGCAACGTTAGTACGGAAAGGCTCAGGATTGCCCAAATTGGCAGGATACATCTTGTAATATGCACTTCTCAACAAAAGAGAATTCACAATACAATTGATGTACACTGTCAAATTTTGTCCAGATGGGTTAGATCCTCGATGAATAATAATGTCACCATTATAAGCCACACACGAAAACGCAATCTCAGTTGCAATACCACGCATGATTGTCAAATCATCAGAGGAATACTCCCCACATCTTTCTGCAATATCCAAGAGACACTTGAAGGCAGCAATAATCATACCTGCTGGCATACGCAAGTCGTACTTACTATAATCACCAGCAAGAATACGATTCTCACCAAATTTCTTCATGTGTCGAGCCAGTTGATCCCATTCAGGACCCTGAGCATTAACTCCAACGGCACACTCAGATACAAGTGGAAACAAAGACAACAATCGAGCAATCGGTAAATAGTACTTACGCACCATCAATTGCGTTGCCCAATCAGCCGCCTGAAACACTCTCACCTTATCCTTTCCAATCTTCGTGGGCTCGTCCTTAACACAAGCCTTGAATATCGAGTAGCAACGCCTGCCCGCAAGCAATTCAGAACACATTTTCTCACATTCTTGAGTGATGAGTTCGTCACACCTAGCAGGACAAGCATGCTCAGGATAATCCTCAGGATCCAAAAGCGTAATCATATCACTTTTGGGTCCGGAAAGGGGAAATCCTTTTGAAGTAGATTTGCACATCGCATCAATGAAGCGTGCACCATCTCTTCCACATAGAGTTTCCATCTCAGTGAGAGGCTTAAGTTCCTCTTTGACCATATCAGAAAATTCAGGACGTTCGAAGGTTTCAATGATACCTTCGACATAATCCGTCACAGCTCTATCAATCAAAGAAGGTTCAACACCTGCACCAGGATTTGCTGAATACTCCAAAGAAGCTTGCCACATCTTCCAACGATGGAAGGCAGGAGGACCGTGCTTATTAGGCACGCCAGTAACCTCCTCAACAATTTCAGAAATTGGAGTAGTAACAACATTACTCTTGGTGTGGCTGGCACGTTGATTATTTTGACCTAAATACTCAACGTTACTTCCCACAGGCAAGTAATTAATGGGGGAATTCCTGTGAACATCACGAGAAACAATCACTTGTTTATCATAACGAGTAATAGGAAATGTCCCATTTACATGACTTGGAAAAGCACCTTTCCACGCAGTGCGAGCCTCAACCATAGCGGCAGCAATTTCCGACTGGTTAACAGTCAAAGCTTTGCCACTAGGAGTTCCAGTAATACCACGCAAATGAAAACCAGCAATACACGATTTCTGAAATTTTCCAACTACAGTCGCCATACACATACCAGTAAAGGTGTTGTATGGTGCTTTATATTGGAAACCGGGACCACCGGCTTCAGAATCGCGTGTTGGAGTAATCCTCATGAGATCACGCTTCAATTCTCCATTTGCATTCCTATACAATAACTCACCAGTTCCTGTAACTGAAACAGCTCCAGGGAAAAGATGAGTAATATCAGAATGCACACCTCCTGATGGGATATTGACAATAGCCAAATCCTTACCAGGAATAGGGACCATGTGGGAAACACTCACATAGCCCTTGAAGGTAGAATTGAGATTCTCGGGATTAGATTTCGTAATTAATGCTTTCATATCTTTTCTATTTTCGAAAAGATGCAAAGGCATCAAGTACAAAGTTCCTCCCAAGGCAAGGATATCACAAGTTTGAATAAAACCATTCTCTACAAACTGACCATGAAACAAGTTCTTTGAAATTTTCTCAACAATTTGGTCATGAGTCATAGTAGCACAACGGTCCTCAACATGTAATTCCTCAACAATGGGATTAGCCCAAGGATTGATCTCGGCATCACGTTTTGCGATCTCATCTACATTGGATGGAGCCAATGCAGATTGAGACAACATCTGTACTGTTCTGTAGGAAGAAATCATATTATAAATGATTTTTCCAACAAAACAAACAGAAAAGAATTGAATTGCTTTTGACTTGCGCAAAGAAGCAAACAACTCACGAGTAATATCCCGACGGTTCGCAAGCCTTGCACACATATTGTCCTTCCATTTCGCCAACATAATTATGTAACAAAACAAATGGGCAATAAGCAAAACGACTACCATAGGCCAAATCTCAACATGCATGAAAAGGGAAAGAACTAGAGAAAGGAGAAACATAACTCCCAAATCTCTTCTAACTTTACCCTCATACATACGAACATCGTCCAAATGATAGTACATATAAAGCCACTGCACAAAACGCAAAGCCATAACAAAAGAAGGCATGCATGATGCCAAACTCATTCGCCAACCCGACATAAAATCGAACTGATCACGAACGTATTCAAAAGACAAATCACACATTGCTTGCTTATCAAATTCCAAATTACACTCACACAAATCTTGTGCAAGATTACACTCGGAACAATAATTACGCGAAGCAACAAGTCCTTCTCCTTTTGCTACAATTTGACGCTGAATATCAAAGTGCAATTTACACTCAGATGTACAATATTTCAGCAATTCATTGATACCAACAGGCTTATCGCCTCCAGTCTTGTAAGGCTTGAGACAATCGGTTCCTGGTTCATGTGGGACCCTAATATAGAGATCCCAAATATCACTTACCAAAGATTCGGTCGCGAATTTACGCATAACTTTGCGTGAATCCAATCGACCATCCTCCGTGGCAAATTCCTGCTTCACCTTAACCTCAACATGTACGTCGGCACGACGTACAATGGAGAAAGGGTGAATGGAGCCAAGACGAGCATGTTGATTAAGAGTAGCATTACTCGTAATCAACAAAACCTTTGGTCTCACTTCAATTTTTCCTTTTTCGTGCAAATCTGCTTTATTAGCGTATGTAATCATATTGTTATTGATATCAATCAAACGCTCAGTAGGAGATTTCTCAAGAAAATCGGCTTTGGTATTGCCCATATCATCAAGGAAGACACCTTCAGTATCTCCTTTCAGGGCAGAATCAAACTTATCAGATTCTTTAATAATAGCAGTATGCTTTGGGTCCGGATTAGCTCCAGCAGCCCTTAAGCAATCTGCCATTAATACAGAAGCAACAGTTGATTTACCAACACCCGATTCTCCATACACGTAAATGGAAAAAGGAGCATAACGCATTGATCCATCGATGCGCTTGGCCTCATACGCAGCACGATTCTGTCTAAGAACAGTCAAACGCTTGTCCAAAACAGATTGTTGCCACGTACCACGAGAGGACTTATAAGCCCTCTCAGCCAAATCAATGGCTTCACTTAACAGCGAACCATATTCCAAATCAGTGATGGGACGAGTCTCACCACGAATAGCAATAGGCTTCGAATGTAAATTGAAAACCATTGCGTGCTCATGAAGTTCCATCAGCGGAAAATACAATTCATCCAACAATTTGCTTTCCTCAGTGGAAAACAAAAGTGGACGAAATGAACGTTGACGGAAACACTCATAACCACCTTCAATGAAAGCAATGATGGTGTCCATAACTGCACTGCAAAAATCTGCAGCACTGGCATGCTTTTGAAGTGTTCCTACACGGAACACATCAACACCACCAACAGACCACTTCAGGTTCGTGACACTACACAAACCCAAAGAGGCTGCCAAAGTAATAACATTGGAAACCTTTTCGAACACAGGTGCGTTACGAACAGCTTCCCAATTATCTTTTACTTTGGGTAAAAGATTCAACCACGACTCGGCATCACCGAGTCCTGATTGAGGTTCGAATACATTATATCCAAAGAGCTTCTTCAACCAATCAACAGTCGAAGCACTCTTCAAAAGATTCTCTGTAATTGAACCATTAGTCAATGCACGAATTCCTAAAACCAATTGTGCGGCTACTTCTGATGAAGAGCCACATTTAGGCAAAGAAATAGATAGTGCACCTAACACTTCCAAAATCTGCAACAAAGCAGAAATTGGCTTGTCAGGTTTAAATTGACTAAAAGTTGATGAAGCATAAGAAACAAGACATTGTGGATAATATTCCACCATTGAATGCTTCTCATACTTCGAAGACGGAGAAATAAGTCCATTGCGTGGTTTGGAAAGATGCTTGGGAACATCTTTTCCATCACGACGCAAATTCTTAACTTTCTCCTGACGTTTGCTCCGACGTCCCTGTTGAAACTTGGAACGAGCAGCGTTTTTTGGGTCATAGACCCCGGATTGTAATGAGTAATTTTCCCCTTGGGGTACAACACCCTCATTATTATTAGTGTTGTTATTTTGACACACGAGAGAAGTTCCATAGCTTGACATTTTTCATAAAAATAAAAACGACAAGCTTAACGGAACCAATTCGCAGAAACCTGCAAAATGGTTAGACCATTAAGCTTCGACACAAAAGCTTTGATCACACAGAGTGTGACTTAATCACAAGGATCATTGAGAAGTATTCACCGCAGGCGGGGTGGTTCTCTCACCTTATCGGTTAGTATAGCTTAAGCCTTACGTTCATCTAAAAAAAAAAAAAAAGATATGAGTTCATTACGCTCACGCAAGGTATACACTACACGCCGACTAATGAGTCTTGTCTAGGGTTGGCCCCTCCCTCGAAAGGGGTTGCCACGGGATCGTTTAAGATGTTTGTAAACGTCCAAAACAACTCTTTCTATTCAATTGAGTCAGAAAGAATAACTCCTCAGTAATTGAGTTACTATCTCAATTCTGGAATACGACATGAATACAGGTTCTTCCTCATTTCATGAAGGCTGTAAATGACAGCTTTAAATCTCTCCAGACATATATATGCTTCTGGGTGATTAGTAAGAGCATTCACGAACAAAGTACGGGTTTACGTACTATAAACTATAAACAAATAAATCAAAGAAAGGCTGATCCTATCATTATTCAGTTTATGTCCATTAAAGTAATTAGTTTAACCTTAAGAACTAAGATACGCCAACAAGTTGCATGGTTAGCAACGACGTAAATAGATATAAAAACTGGGTCAGATCATCAACATTATCCAGTAACATTTTGCAATACATTGAACGAGTCAACACACTCTATATAACAATTCTAAACAATCAAACTCAAGTAAGACGAATAACTTCACGGGTAGAAACCCGGAAGACATGGTCATCTTAAATGAGTTTCTTAGAATACCTATAAAGAGTCCGTTCAGACTCGAGCAACAAATTGTTGCTACTGATAAAAATTGATCGATCTCCACATGGGTAAATAAGATCGGAAGAGCG